CCGCCTCGTTCTTGGATTACTGATTATAGTCGTAAGCAAGGAGACCATAGACATTGGCAAATAGATGACAATATAAGATGGTTTTGTCATTTCAATGGCAGAACCAGAATACAAATACAACCAAATTTAGGTTTACGTCTTTGCGAAGAATTTTGTGACCAATGGAAAAATGTTGGTATTTATGGTCCATATTATTCTTTCTTATCAAACGCAAGAATTACCCCTGTACCTTTTAGAAAAAATGTTCACGTTTACTCATGTATGTGCGTACTGAATAGTTTGCCTTTCAATTGGAGAGGTCCTTGGAATGAAGATGTAGATTTATGTTTACAAACTCTTGCTCACAAATATTGCACTATTGGTACTACTTTTATAACTCAAGAAAAAATGAAAACTATGTCTATGAAAGGTGGTAATAGTACTGCCTATCAAAATTTAGATATTAGGGCATTTGGTTCTAGGGCACTACAACGCAGATGGCCTGACGTTGTAGAGCTAAAAAATAAATATGGTAGACCTCACTTTCATATAAAAAACAACTGGCGTATGTTTAAAGACATACCATTAGTCAAAGACCCAGATTACAAACCAAAATCTTTTAACATACAATTACAAGAAAAGTAGTATGGCTAGATCTACCAAAAAAGAATTTGATGCAAGAGTCCGTAAAGTAGCAGGCCTAAAAGCACGAAATGCTAGTCGGTCTGAAATTGTGGCATATGGCACAAGGGAATGGGGGGTGAACAAAAGACAAGTTGATGTATATTTAGCAGAGGCAAACAAACTCATATCAATTGATTGGGAGATTGATAGACGACAATTTTCTGCAGAACTTTTATCACAATTAAGCACATTGGCTCAAGATGCTCGTAGAAATGGTCAACCTCATGTAGCTTTAGGTTGTATAAATACTATGGCAAAGATCAGTGGTGTAGTTAAATGAGCATATTAGATATGCAAGAAGGCGGAATACTTGAAAGTGTAAGTTCCTCTAACATTGACTGCGAAGAGATACTAAAACAGATAAAAAGAGACTTACATCCCGGCCAACTTGCTTTTGTTAATGATGAAGATACTGAGATAATAGGATTATCAGCAGGTTATGGTGCAGGCAAAACTCGTAGTCTTTGTGCTAAAGCTGTTCAGTTAGCTATGAGTAATCAAGGTTTTACAGGTGCAGTTATGGAGCCTACTGCACCGCTTATAAGAGACATATGGCAGAATGACTTTGAAACTTTTTTAGAAAATTATGGCATTCCATATACGTTAAGGCAATCCCCATTACCAGAATATTCTTTACATTTACCAGATGGGGAGGCGAAGATCTTGTGTAGGTCGTTTGAGAACTGGTCAAGAATTATCGGTCTAAACTTAGCATGGGTTCTTGCAGATGAAATTGATACTGTCTCACCTAGTATTGCAGATCGTGCTTTTCCTCGTATTCTTGCAAGACTTCGTAGTGGTAATCAAAGACAGTTTGGTGTAGCGTCTACACCTGAGGGATTTAGGTGGATGTGGAATACATTTGGCAGTAATGAAGCAAAAACAAAAACTGACAGACGACTGATAAAAATGAGAACTTATGACAATCCACACTTACCTGCCGATTTCATTACAAGACTTGAAGAGAATTATGAGTCTGGGTTACTTCAAGCCTATTTGAATGGAGAGTTCTGTAATATAACAACAGGTGTAGTCTATAGTCGTTTTGATAGATCTACCCATGTCATTGAAGAAAAACCAAATATAGAAAACGAACCACTCAGAATCGGTATAGATTTCAACATCGGGAATACTAATGCTGTGATTGGGCTTGCTATTGGTGATTCAATGACCATCTTTGATGAAATTAATGCTAGTTATGACACTGATAGTTTGGCCAAAGAAATTAAAAGCAGATACCCATTTAATAAAATTTATATCTACCCTGACGCTTCAGGCGGTAATAGAAGCACAAATGCTACGAAAACCGACATCCAAATACTTGAAGGCTACGGATTTGTTAACCAATCCGCAGCTGCAAATCCACCAATAAGAGATAGAGTTAATTCTGTTCAAAGATTGTTTGAAGATGGTAGAGGTAACATTAGATTAAAAATTCACAGTTCTGCAAAAAAATTAATCGAGTGTTTAGAACTTCAAAGTTATACTGAAAAAGGTGATCCTGACAAAGAAGCTGGTTATGACCATATGGTAGATGCACTTGGATACATCTGTTGGAGGTTGTTCAATCCATTACATATGGGTGCTGGTCGAAGGACTGGTATTAGGCTTTATTAAAGAAAGCTATTAAACTGTAATTAATTAAGGAGTTTTACAAGTGTACTCAGGTTATAACTATTACAACAGGGAAACAAACTCACAGGGAAAAGAAATAAATGACCCAAATGCTGTTTGGTTTCAGCAAGAACCACATTGGATGCTTATTGAAGATTTGTTGGGCGGTACATATCAGATGAGAAAAAGACATAGAAGATACTTGCCTCAAGAACCAAGAGAGTTAGATGAAAGCTATGACAACAGACTTGCTAGGTCTGTTTGTCCACCGTTTTATTTACGTCTTGAAAGAATGCTTGCAGGTATGCTTACAAGAAAACCTGTCAGATTAAATGAAACTTCTGATAAAATACGAGAAAATTTATTTGATGTAGATCTACAGGGTAATGATCTCAACGTCTGGACTTACGAGACTACAAGAAAAATGGTTAGATATGGTCATGTTGGTGTTCTTGTTGATGCTCCAAAGTCTAATCAAGGGGGTAGACCATATTGGGTTACATATACACCAAGAGATATATTGGGTTTTAGAACTGAAATGATTGATGGTGAAGTTAAATTTACACAATTAAGATTGCAAGAAAAAGTTTCAGTTCCTGATGGTTTATATGGTGAAAAAATTGTAGATCAGATAAGATTTTTACAAAGAGGTTCGTTTGAAATTTATCAGAAGGGTAAAAATAATAAATTTGTAAAAATTGACGAGGGAACTACATCACTTTCAGAAATACCTTTTTCTGTAGCATATTCAAACAGATTAAATTTACTTGAATCGAGACCACCAATGGCAGACATTGCTGAATTGAATTTAAAAGCATATCAAATACAATCAGATCTAGATAATCAATTGCATATATCGGCTGTACCTATGCTTGCCTTTTATGGGTTTCCGCAAAACTCCGAAGAAGTTTCTGCGGGACCCGGCGAAGCTATTGCTTTCCCTGCTGATGGTCGAGCAGAATACATAGAACCTGCAGGTCGTAGTTATGATGCACAGTTTAAAAGGCTTGATAATTTATCAAATCAAATAAACGAGTTAGGTCTTGCTGCGGTATTAGGACAAAAATTATCGGCTGAAACTGCTGAAGCCAAAAGAATTGACAGGTCACAGGGCGACTCAACAATGATGGTGGTAGCACAACAGATGCAAGATATGATAGATAACTGTTTAGTTTTTCATGGTCAATATCTCAATGCTGAGGCAGGTAGTTGTTTTGTAAATAGAGACTTCTTATCACAAAGGCTTGAACCTCAAGAGATTCAAGCATTGCTTCAACTTTATACTGCAGGTTCAATAACACAAGAAACTTTATTAAAGCAATTACATGAAGGTGAAGTGTTGGGAGATGAATTTGACGTAGAGGAAGAGATTGAATCAACACAGAGGGGTGAATTGGTCGAATCCAAAAAACCTGAAAAACCTGAAAAGGAACCTGAAGAAGAAGAGACAGATAATGAAGAATAAAGATGTCAATACCAGAAAGTTTTTACAGGGAATCTATTGATTTAAATAGATATAGCAATCGTGTAGCAAGACAAATAGTAACTAATTACAATAATGTAATTTTGGATTTAACCAACAAACTTGCAACCATTGATGAAGTTACTGCACCTGCAACTGTTGCTCGTATTAGATCAATGTTGGCACAGTTTAAGGAAAGTTTGGAAGGTTGGTCTGTTGAAGGTACAAGATATATGGCTGACCAAATGCAAGCATTAGCAGTATTTCAAACAGATTTTGTTGCTAATGAACTACAGAAGGTTTTGCCTCGTGGAGCTGCAAATGTTAATACAGTTCAAGTTTCTGCCGACTTTGCTAGAAGTATTGTTTATACAGATCCAACACAAGTAAATATTCTTACCTTGCCAACTTTAGAATCACAGGTTGGTAGAACTTTTAGTCTTACAGCAGCAAAAGGTTCAACTATAACTTTACCAAGTGGTCAAGTTATAGAAAAAGCATTCCGTGGCATAGCATCATCACAAGCTGATCTAATAGCAAGAGAAGTAAGAGTTGGTATAACAGAAGGCGAATCTTTAGCAAAAATATCAAAAAGATTAAGAGGTCGTTTGCAATTTGGGAAAAATCAAGAAATGACAGCAAAAGCACAAGCACTTGCTGGCGGTAGCGGAATGAAGTTAGCAAATAATCAGGTTAGAACAATTGTCAGAACAACTGTTAATCAGGTGCAAACTATGGCAAGTCAGGAAGTTTATGCAGCAAATCAAGATGTTACTCAAAGATATGAATATGTAGCGACTTTGGACTCAAAAACAACTGCATTATGTGGCAGCTTAGATGGAAAAACTTTTAGATATGGTGAAGGTCCTATGCCTCCTCAACATTTTAATTGCAGATCAACAACTGTACCTGTAATTGATGATGAAGATTTAAGAAGAAAGTTTCCTGATACAAGACCAAGTAGTGTTGGTCGTGTTTCACAAGATGAAAGTTATCCTGATTGGTTAAATAAAAATCCAAGTATGCAATCTGAAGCACTTGGTAACAAAAAACCTTTTTTTAATTATTTGGTGAAAACTAAAAATAAAAGCCCAAGAGAAGCTTTACGTCAGATTATTAGAGATGATGGGTCTGAATTGTCTTTAAAAGAATTAATAAAAAAATATCCAAAGGCAATTTAAAAGTTATACTAGAAATAGTTGCTTAGTTTATTATGCCAATGGGTAAGGGAACTTATGGTTCAAAAATGGGTAGACCACCCAAGAAAAAAAAGAAAGTCAAGAAAGGTGGTAAAAAATAATGGCAAAAACTTTACTACAAAAATTATCTGAGGCAAAAAAGCCTAAAAAGAAAAATGCCAAGAAAGAGGAAAGTACCGAAGGATAAAAAAACTGGTATACCAACCGCATATCTGAAAGGTGCTAGAAATAAAGCAACGAAGGCTGCTGAAATAAAACGTACTGCTGCACTTTATAAGGCAGGTAAGTATATTGATATTAAGGCTGTTCAACAATCAAGGGTTAACCAAGATGTCTCAAAAAAGTCGAAGAAGTCCACTAAACGCCGCAACAAAAAAAGCACTAAGAGCTAAGGCTGAAGGAACTCGTTTTAAATATAGTGAACTTGCAGCTGTTTACAGAAAGGGTCAAGGTGCTTATTTATCAAGTGGAAGTCGCAATGTAACTATGGCAGCTTGGTCTATGGCACGAGTGAACAGTTACATGAGAGGTGGACCTGCTAGAAAAGTTGATAGAGATATTTATACAAAGGCAAGGAAGCGATAATGACAGTTAAACGTGGGTCTGAAACATTTAGTGGGTTCAATAAACCAAAAAGAACACCAAACCACCCAACATCAAGTCATGCAGTTCTAGCAAAAGAAGGGGATAAGGTTAAATTAATTAGATTCGGTCAACAAGGTGTAAGAGGTGCAGGTAAAAATCCACAATCAGATAAACAAAAAGCAAGAAGAAAATCTTTTCTTGCTCGTCATGCAAAAAATATAGCAAAAGGTAAAATGTCTGCAGCTTTTTGGGCTGCAAAAGTCAAATGGTAGTATTAGTATTATAATACCTTTAAGTTTACGACTTATTTATGTCTGAAGAAAACAAAGAAGTGGTTACGCCACCCGAAAACAATACAGAACTTGAGCAACTCAGAGAATCTGTAAAAAAATTAGAAGCTAAGAACTACGAATTGATTGGTAAACTAAAAAATCAAAAACCTTCTTCAGAAAAACAAGTTCCAGAAGATTACGAAGCACTGCTTGCTTTTAAGCAAAAGCGTGAACAAGAAGATTTAGAAAGAGAAGGTAAGTATGAAGAATCAAAGAGTTTGTTGGAACAGCAATATCGGGATAAGTCTGCAGAAGATAAAGAAAAAATACAAAAACTTGAAGCAAGAAATAGAGAACTTGAACTTATTGCACCTTCATTACAGGCATTATCAGAAATAACTTATGATCCAGAACTTGTATTGAACAACTTGGTACCAAAAGATCAAATACAAATTAAAGATGGCAAGCCAATTGTCGTAGATGGCTACGAACAATTGCCTGTAGAAGAATATGTAAAAACAAAACTTGAAAAAGAAAAACCATATTTATTGAAAAACAGACAAGTATCAGGTGGTGGCGCACCTATATCAAGGCCAAGTAATGATAATTTTTCAGAAGATATGTTAAAACCATTTTTAAAATCAAGCGAAGATATTACAGAACAAGGTCGTATATATAAAACTTATGGTAAGGAAACTTGGCAAAAGTTGAGAGAAATTGCTAAAACACGTTAGTATGTAAATATTAGGCAAGGCTACGCTAAGTCAAATAGGGTTACGCCCACATCCGTTAATTTTTTATTCTTGAACAAATGGCAGTTCTCAGGAGTGATATTATCGTTCCAGAGGTATTTACCCCATATGTCATAGAGCAAACTACTGCTAGAGATTCATTTCTTGCAAGCGGTGTGGTTGCACCTATGGCTGAGTTAAATGCTACTGAGGGTGGTGATTTCGTTAATGTACCTTTTTTCTCTGCAAACCTAAGCGGAGACTTTGAAGTTTTATCAGATTCTTCTTCATTGACACCCGGCAAAATCTCGACTGACAAACAAGTTGGTGTGATTTTACATAGAGGTCGTGCTTTTGAATCTAGAGACTTAGCTGCACTTGCAGCAGGCTCAGACCCAATGGCAGCAATCGGTCAAAAGATCGGTGCTTACATTGCAAACCAAAGACAAAAAGATTTGTTGGCTTGTCTTGATGGTGTATTTGGTTCTGTTAACTCAACAGATTCAAACGCAGCATTTTTTGGCTTAACAATTGATGGTGGTTCATCTGATACACCAACAGGCTTATCACCAAGACACGTTGCAAAAGCAAGGTCAATTCTTGGAGATCAAGGCGACAAGTTGACCGCAGTTTGTATGCACAGCAAAGTTTACTATGATCTTGTAGAAAGAAAAATGGTTGACTACGTTCTTGCTAGTGATGGTAATGGTGGTTCTGCAACTGCATCTGGTGGTTCAATTACTGGGGCATATACTGCAGGCAACGACACAGTACCTACATACTGTGGTCTTAGAGTTATTGTTTCAGATGACGTTTCTACCGCAGGGTCAGGCTCATCAACTGAATACAGTACATATTTCTTTACTGCAGGTGCAGTAGCTAGTGGAGAGCAAGCAGGTTTAACAACTGAAACTGACAGAGATATTCTGGCTAAATCAGATGCAATGGCTATTGACTTGCATTACACATATCATCCTGTTGGTTCAAAGTGGGCAGTTACAACAACAAACCCAAATAGAACACAACTTGCAACAGTAGGCAATTGGTCGAAAGTCTACGAGACAAAAAACATTGGTATCGTTAGAGCTACTAACGTATCAACTCAAGACTAGAGGTAAAACATGGCATCACAATTTGAAGCTATTGCTGGTTCTGCACTTGGATATTCTGATGATGATACTGGTTCAGTGACACAAGCAACAAATAAAGGTACAGGAGTTACCTTAAATAAGCCTTCAGGTGTAATCACTATGAATGATGCTGCATTAGGTGCAGCAGGCGAAGTTTCTTTTGCTGTTACAAACTCAACTTGTACTGCAAGTGATAACATCATTGTTAATCATGCTAGTGGTGGAACTGCAGGTTCTTATTTAGTACAAGCTAATACGATTGCTGCAGGTTCATTTGCAATTACAGTAAGCAATGTTTCTGGCGGTTCTTTAAGTGAAGCTATAGTTCTTAATTACAAAATAATTAAGGGTTAATGGGTATATTCGCTTTTAGACGAATGAGAGAACAGGAGGCTACCAAACAAGTAGCCTCTGCACCTCTTAAAAAAACAAAACGTAAGCCTAAATTAAAAACAAATGGCAATAACGATAGACGCAACAGTGGGGGGAGCATCAGCGAACAGTTACATAACACTGTCTGATGCAAACGCAATTGTAGAGGGATTAATTCTTGATGATGATGTTTCAGTATGGGATAGCTCTAATACTGATAATAAAAACAGAGCTTTATATACTGCTGCGGTCAGGATTGATCGAGAAAGATTTTTAGGTGCAAGAGTAACAGATACACAAGCATTACAATGGCCTCGTACAGGTGTCAGGAAACCAGATACTTACATTAATACTTATGCAACAGGCTTTCCATTTCGTATAACAACTGATTATTTCACTGATACAGAGATTCCAGAACAGGTTAAAAAAGCACAAGTTATTCTTGCTGTTTACTTGAATAACAATAGAAATGGTTTAGGATTGAGTGGTCTTGAAGATTTTAAAAATGTTAAAATTGGTAATCTAGATGCCACACCGAATTTTTATGGTGCTGTTGGTGCAGATAGAGTACCACCACTTTTCGAAAGATACTTTACTGGATTGAGAATAAGTGGACCCAGCAACATTGCAATTAAAAGGAGTTAACTATGAGCTACTATCCAGCTGCCAAAATCATAAATGATACTGCTGCACATACAGGTCGATTTGGTTGTGTTCAAGCAATCAAAGATTCAGAAATTGCAACTTTAGTGGCAGAGAATATTACTGGTGATCTTACAAGTATTGATCTAAAATCTAATTGTAAGATTGAAGGTGTTATTACCAGCATCACACTTGCAAGTGGTACTGTTGTTGCTTATTTATTATGAGCCTTGCTAATGCTTTAAAAAAAGCAGCTTCAAAAGCACTCAGCAAACTTGGTGGAGATGTAACCATTAGGCAAGTTACTGCTGGTTCATATAATACAACTACAGGTTCGATTACAGAATCTACATCTGATACGACTATCAAAGGTTCATTAAGTAATGTAAACAGATCTGAAGTAAATGGTTTAATTGAGTCACAAGATAAAATTTTAACAATATCTGCAGGTGATTTATCTTT